CACCATTAATGATGAGAGCAAATGGCTTACCCTTGAAGTGAGTTTTAATCTTCTCATCTTTGTCTTGCCAACATTGCCATAGCCATTGCTGGTGGAGATTATTACCTAGACCAATTTTGTTACCCGTGGATGTTTCATGTCCATCAGGCCAAAGACCAACCGTGGAACCGCAATGAAGGTCAGAGACAATTACGGCTCCAACTGGCTTTTGTTTTTTAGTCATTAGATTGATGGCAAGCCTTATTGGGAGGATTACTGGATGTCAATTGTTTGAGTATTGTTGCGGCATCTCGTAGTGAGACATCCTCATTTTCCATCATCTCTGCCAATACTTGCATGGAATCTATTCTTTCAATTAAATGATGGAGATAGCTGATTAGATCCAACTGTTCATCTCGCAAGTTATTTGCATACCATCCTGCACCAGCAGTCCAAAAATCTGTTCTGTGTTCTGCTTGGCCTTTACGATATTTCTCTAATCCTGCTGAACCAGCCTTGCTCCATATTTCAAAAGCATCTTGTTCAGCATTCATATTATTTCTTTGGCTTACGTTTTGTTTTTTTTGTACCGTAACTGACTCTTGCTTCTCGCATTGTGGAGACGTTTGTTTTGGCATTGGGTGATGTGGTTGTTTTATTCATGTCTTAAATCTAGTCCATACTTGATTCGGACTTATGTATCCGAGAACATTACAGACATGGCAAGGACTTTTATTACAATCTTTTAAGTCAGTTAGACACTCTGGACAATACCCATTAATAAAAGCAATCCTACCTACCAACCATCTCCAAAGAGATTTTAGAAAGTCATGTGCATTACTTGGCATGAACAATCGGCTCCGTTTTTATCAGCTTCATCAATGTCAGCAAAAATAACAGAGTTGTTGAATTTGTCCATTGTAGTAAGCATCCATTCCATTGAATTGCGATACTGACCATACTCTGGTTGGAACATACCACTGATCACAATGTTTTTGTCAGGGATACGGATCAGATTGGTAGCACCAGTTGCTTCCATCTCTTTGGGAACAACAATGATATTGGCAAGTTTCTCTAACCTTTTGAATGATTCCGAATCAATGCCACTACGACAAACCATCAAGTTTTCTTTGTCTAGGACATGGATACAGCAATCCAAGTGGTAGAGATCATCACTCACCATTCGCATAGGTATGATTTCGATACCACCCTTTTTGGAAATCCATTCTTGGGCTTTCCAATCGGAGAATTTTCCATAGCCGCCAAAGTAAATATTGTCTTTCCAGTGTTTTGTTTCAGCTTCGCCTTCCCAATAATGAGGAGGTTGGAGAACTGTATAACCCATCTTCTCAAAGAATCTGCGACCAGGTTCTTCTTCGATGGTTCGACCAGGAGCAGACATCTTGGCTAGGAAGATAAACGGATCTACCGAGAGTCCAAGGTTAGCAACAAAGTGCTGATCTTGTGCCCCCTTGGTAGGAGGAAGCTCAATGACTTTAACACCAAGAGCAGTGATGAGTCTCTTAATACGAGCGTACTGACGCATGGCACGTTCAGTATCAATTTTCTGACCTTTCATGAACTTGTTGTTCGGGATAGCCGTGGACAAGTATTTTGGGGGACACATGAGGAAATTTGGTTTCCGTTTGTATTGACCGCCACCGAATGAAAGAGATTCTGATTTACCTATGAGGCTAGAGACGGAAGAATCGACTTTTCCATTGAGAACAGATGGGATAATTGAACCGTTTCTAAATTCTTGGGGAGAAAACTTCATAGGATAGCGGAGTATGCTTTAGTGATGGAAACAAGTCAAGACACCACAGGCTAAAGAAAACCAAAGGAGAAAGGAAACACCCCCCATTACCCCCCACCCATGCAGGAAAGGAAAGAGTAAAGAAAAGAAACCACAACACTCCGCTACGCTGAATGCTGTACGCTTCTCCTCGTTACTCAAATGGGTAGGACGTTTTGGTTCGTCAAAGCCATATTCTTGGATCATGTGGTACGCATTCACACCCATCCGCAATCTTTCGATCAGACAGAAATTATCAATAAAAAAGAAGCTGTCAAGCTAAACAAAACAAACACCAGAAGAGCAAGCTCGTTCAAATAATTCTGGTTGTTCATCAGATTTTGTAAAATCAACTTCAAGTATTGGTTTTCCGCTTTTGTGTAGAAAAACAAAAGGATCTGTCTCTTGCATTTTTTTTTCAAGTTGAGAAGCAAGTTGTAATTCTTCTGATGAAATATCCCTCCACTCATCGTCACCCATGTTTGGGCAAAAGTAACAAGCTGATCTTGGAGGAGTGGGCCATCCCATTTTTTCTACCTCTCTAATTGCTTGGTGTCTTTTAAGTGGAACATCATGAACTAATGGAAATCTTATACGACCTTTCTGCCAATCTTCAGATGCCATCATACGAATCGCTCTTCTTGATTCATCAAGAGAGTAACCAATCCATTTTTTTTGATCTTTTTTTTGTATTCCTAAAACTTTTCTTAAATACCGATCCATTGGCCTTACTTTCCATTCGTTGCTACAATAACCACTTAATTTTCCAATAGTATCAGATTGAGTTGTAAACATAGGCATAAGAACAGAATTTCCACTTGTGCTTATTAAACCAGCAGTAGCCCATTCTTGCCCTATCCTATGAACTTCTAATCCAATTTCTTTAAATGCTGGTCGAATGACTGAATCTAAATATTGCCAAGTTGTAGATTTCTCATAACCAGTATCAGCTATAATTACAGCATCAGGTTTTGGTAATTTGCCTTGAATAATCAAAGCCGCTATAGCAGCAGATTGTGTTCCTCCACCAAAAGAAAGTATTTCCTTCATTTAAAAAATTCTTTCAACAAAATAAAACAAAGCAATCTTAAAATCCATCGTCATCTGTTCCCTTGCCTCCGTATCCCCATTCATCATCTTCTATTTGTTCTTGAGATGTGGCTTTGGAGTGAATCAATCGGTTTTCCCAATCGCTTATTTCCTGGATGTCCAAAGAAACTGTCTCTTCCTCAAACGCAAATTCAAGTCCTGCTCTGCGGAGCATCTGCACAGCATAGGTCAATGAGTCAGCCAAATCGGGTGACTTCTTCAAACGATGCTTCATGTCGAGTTTCTTCTCGACTGCCACCTTCCTGCCCTTGTGGTAATAAAGACGACTGCAAAGCTCGTTTACGACCTTGGAATGGGCATCTACGTCAATACCAACCAATGATCTGGTAGAAAATGCGGTGTGAACAGCAAACCAATATTCAGTAACCAATCTATCGTATGCTTCTTTGCAAGTACGCTTATCAAGATTGCTGATCCTACGATCTGTTGGCATACCCATCGAGGAAATTGGGAATACAAACATAGCCTCTGGATGGAATTTGCTCCATTCAATAATGATTGCTCTCATCATTTTTCCACCATCACCAGAAATATCCAATCCAAAGTCTCGTGGATGGACACCAAACTCAATACAATCCTTTACCAACTGCATTGCTATGGATTCTTCAAATACATCACCTACGCTAGACTCATATTCTCTAGTTCCGAGATAGAAACCTACGTTACGACCAGTATCATTTTGCCCTAATCTGCAAAAAGATGCCGCACATCTATCTCCACCAGCAGTAAATGCAGGGTCAAATCCACAAACTACTCTTGTTCTGCCACTCCAGACGGGTTCAAAGTTCAAATCGCATCCTGCAATGAATGCTTTTGAGAAAATTGTAAGTTCTACAGAGTTATCAGGCCACCATCCATAGACATTTCGCCAATATTCTAGGGCATTTTTGTTTCCGTAGCATCGTTTTAGTGTTGCCGCTTCACCTTCAACGGTAAGGAAACGATCAAATGGAGGAATTTCCGCATCAGGAACCTTAAAGTTTGGGCTATCTTCACCAGAAAGATGCAACGCTACGCCAGTACGAGTCCTCCACTTCTTTGTGTAACGATTTACGGCATCCCATTCCATAGGATCGTCTGGTTGACATAACTCCGTATGGGGATTGTTGGCAGTAGCGG